GCACCGTCACGGTTCGCCAAATTTCGAGACTCGCTGAAATCCCTACAAGCAAAGGAACAGTGACATGGCAGAAGAGCATGATCCGTTGGCCGCTCGCATGGCAAAGAGAACAGCAAAGCTCGCGCGGCAAAAAGCACTGCGGCCGGCAGGCATTCGCGTTGAGCCAAGAGACGAAGATATGCGCCGGGTGTTGAAAAGCTCAAAGGGCGTCGCGTTTCGATCAAGCGGAAGCGCCGAATGGCCGAATGACCGCTTCACGCAGCGACGCATCGCCGATGGATCGGTGAGGGTGGTGACTGAAGATAAATCCCGCGGTGAACAACGGCGCGAAGACCGGCGTGAGCAACGCTCCGCAAGCTAACTAAATCGCTTTTCCATTTTTGTTGGTTCTATCCGGCCCGCGAGCGCGGGACGGCTCCCCCGCGCGTGTGTTCAACAACTAGGAGGCATCCAATGCCAATCAGTTTTTCGCAGATACCTGCGAACATCAAAGTTCCGCTGACAAATTAGTATGGCGCTTTCCCGAGCAATCGGGATCGAATAACCGGGTGAACTCAGGGAACATCCAGACCGGACAATCCTGAGCCAAGCTGCCGAAAGGCAGAAGGTGCAACGACTAGAGCGAAAGCTCGTAGGGCCAAGCGGCCCGAAGCGCCCGGCTCCCGAAAGGGATGATGATATAGTCTGTTCTGCATGGGAACATGCAGCAGTCGAAAGACGGCGACGGATTAGCAAACTGTCGTGAACATAAAGATACTGGGTCGAGGTCGATCCGTCGCAAGCGGGACTTCCCAACCTCAATCTTCGTGCGTTGCTATTCGGCACGAAGACGGTCGCTGGCGATGCGCCGCAGGACGTTGCGGTTCCAATCGGATCGCAGATGCAAGCCGATAAGCACTTCGGGCAAGGCTCCGAATTGTCGCGGATGTTTCAGGCATATTATGCCAACAACTTCGCAAATGAAGTGTGGGGAATGCCGCTTGCTGAACCGGTTGGTGCGGTGGCGGCCACCGGCAATATCACTGTTACGATCCCGCCGACAGTGGCAGGGACGATTCACCTGTACATCGCTGGCACTTATGTGCCGGTGAACATTTCGCCCACCGATTCGATTGCGAACATAGCGACCGCTATCAATGATGCCATCAACGCCGATCTAACGCTGCCGGTCACTGCGACGGTGGCGGCTGGGGTCGTGACACTGACGACTATCTGGAAGGGTGTTGGTGGCAACGAGGTTCAGGTCATGATGAATTACTACGGCGGCCTCGGCAGCGAGGAAACGCCGGTCGGTCTTGGCATTACGCTGCCGCAAGGAACGGGAACAACGGGGACCGCCACCGGAACCAGCACTGGCACCACAAACCTCACAGTCAGCGGCACAGTAACCGGCTCGATTGTTGTGGGTGCTGCGGTGACGGGGGCTGGTGTGCCGGCAAACACTACGATTCAAAGTCAAACGTCAGGAACGCCCGGTGGCGCAGGCGTTTACGTCACCAACCAACTGACGACGCTCGCCGGTGTCGCGTTGACCTTTACTGGAGCAGCGCCGCCAGCCGGTTTCCTGCACGGCGGCGTCGGCACTCCGCTTCTGACAAATGCCATTACCAACATAGGCGAGGAACCTTACGAATATCTGGCGGTGCCATACACTGATTCAGAAACAATGTTTGTGATTGACCAAGAACTGAATTTTGCTGACTCGGGAAGGTGGGGTTGGCAACGCGAACTTTTTGGTCATTCGTTTTTCGCCAAGCGGGGTGCCTATCCCGACCTGTTGTTGTTTGGAGAGAATGCGACATTCAATAGCGGACTTGAATCGGTAATGGCGTTCGAAGTCGCGTCACCGTCGCCTGCGTTCGAATGGGCGGCGGCCTATTGTGCCAAAGCACAGCGCGCCTTGAGCAACGACCCAGCCCGTCCGCTGCAAAGCTTGTCGCTCAATCAAATCAAGGCCGCCCCAATTCACATGCGGTTCGATTTCGTTGAGTTGAATTCGCTCGCCTCAACCGGGCTCGCGATTCAAAAAATCGGCTCTGATCGACAGCCGATGATCGCCCGCGAACAAACGACCTATCAGGAAAATCTCTACGGACAATCGGACGACGCCTACGAGTTGGTGACGACGCTGGCGACGCTCGCCAAGCTTTTGCGCAATCAAAAGCAGGCGATCACTAGCAAGTATCCGCGCCACAAGCTCGCCGACGATGGAACAAAGTTTGGGCCGGGGCAGGCGATTGTTACGCCAATCATCATCAAGGCCGAACTGATCAATCAGTATCAGCAGGATATGTTCAATGGGCTTGTGGAAAATTTGGCGCAATTCAAAGCGCATCTTTTGGTCGAGCGCGACCCGAACGATCCAAATAGGCTTAATGTGCTCTACCCGCCTGACCTGATCAACCAGCTCCGCATCTTCGCCGTCTTAGCCCAATTTAGGTTACAATACGACAGAGGTATCGACACCCTAATCATTGGACCAACAGGTGGGCCATTCAACGCGGCATCGCAAGCGGCTTAAGCGCTCGCAATCGCTCCCGATAACGTTGTTTGATGGCGCGCCTGCATTGTGGGCATGGCTTACCGAAAGGTTTGATGTGCCCATACTTGCAAACGGCTCTGCTCAAGGTAAGCCGAATTTTTTGCTTATGCGCTTCGGACTTCGGCCCGGAGTTGATGCCAGCGTGATCGGTTAATGCACGCGCGGCTCGCATCTTGGCGAACTTGGCTGCGTACTTTTCCGGATCGGCGGCGATCACACGAAGCTGTGCTTCTCGCATGGCCTCACGATGCTCCGTTGATTTTGGGACGCCCTTACCGGCGCCGCCGCGTTTCACTGCACGCGATATCTTGCGTTTGACTTTATCGCTGTGAAGGCGCCCGACGCGCACTTGCACTCCGCCCGCCATCCGATTCCAGCCGATGTTTGCTCGGGGGCGAAGCAACCGTTCAAGCTCAAGGCATTTTTGAATCGGTCCTTCATAAAGAATTCTTGCCTGATACGTCTCAGGTAGATCGCGCGCGGCGCTGCCTCTGCGCTCTCGGTGCTGTTGAAGCCTCGCCCGGTAATTCGCAGTCGCGCCGACATAGCCGCTGTCGGTTGGATCAACACACGTCGCATCGAACAGCCAATAGACCGTAGCATTGTATTCAACGTCCGGTTGAGATGGGGTACTCATAGTAGGCCTCATAGCGTCACTAATCCCTAGCAAATCAGCTAATCCTTGTCAAAGCCTATGGAGGTGTTAACATGGCTCAGAGAATCGCTGGGACTGCATTCCTAACTGTGGATGGAAATCAATACGCTTTACGTGGCAATTTCACGGTCTCGCCATCCCCGGTTGAGCGTACGATGATAGCAGGCCAGGATGGAGTTCATGGTTATCAAGAACTCCCGCGAGTCCCGTACATCGAGGGCGAGATCAGCACCGTCCCCGGCCTATCCTTGGAAAACTTGATAACGCAGACCGACGTGACGGTCGTCGCACAACTCGCCAACTACACGACCTACACGCTCACCAACGCGACCTGTAAGGGCGGCTTTGAAGCCAACACCCGCGACGGTCAAGTGCGTGTGCGTTGGGAAGGTGTGACCGCACAAGAAATCCAAGGCTCGGTGCCGGGCTTCTAATCTGATCACAACCAGGAGGTTCTATGAACGAGCGCACAGCCACCACGGGCTTTCGTGAAGGCTTTGTTGATCCGAACAAGCCCGCACAGGGAGCGGTGCAGCCTGCGCAGCCAGTACCATCACCGGCATCGACTATGCCGCCGCCCGAGCTTGAGCCGTCGCCGGCTGAAAGCGATGTGCCAGCACCGCTTGAGCAAGTGTGGCCGCTGGTAGTCAAGCTGGTGAACAAGCCGCTAATCATTCCCGGCCGTGGCACGCTGCACGAATTATCATTTCGTGAGCCACGCGGGGGCGATATCAATCGCTATGGCAATCCGGTGCGCACCAACCGGGATGGTGAGTTCGTTATTGAAGAACGCAAGATGCACTACATCATGGCGCAGCTATCCGGGATTGAACCGCCATTTCTCGACATGCTGCATTCGCGCGATTGGAATAGCTGCGCGCAGAAGCTAGCAATTTTTTTCGTCCCCGATCCGCGAGCATTCTAGTAGGTCCTGACGAGACCTTGATTCTGAATTGCTACCGGCTGGCTCGTTGGTACGGGCAAAATCCAGAAGTCTTTCTGCAAATGACGGTTAACGAAGTGCGCTTGCATTTACAGCGCACGGAACAGCTTGCGGCTCTGATGCAACAGGCAGCGACTCCCGATGCCGACTGAAGACCAAGAACTTCAGCTAAAGGTAACGCTGGACGATCAAGCGTCGGCACAGCTTGCGCAGATTAGCCGGGCGCTCGCGGAGCTCGGCGGATCGAGCGGGGGCATCGGGCACGCCACCGCGCGGATTGGGGAATTCGAAAAAGCGCTCGGCTCGCTTGGGCGGCAAAGTCTCGGCGTCGGTCGGACAGCGGTGGAGCTTGCCAAGGCAATCGGCCCTATGCCGGTCGCGCTCGGCACGCTGGCCTATCAATTCACACGCTCAAGTGAGGCCACGAAACAGTGGAGCGATACACTGGTGGCATCGGCTAATGCCGCGCGCGCGGCAGGCGTTAGCATCGGGGAATTTAGAGGCATTGTTTCGAGTATGCGGCAATCCGGTATTTCGGCGGAAGCCGCTAGCACAATGATCGTACGGTTCACCAAAGCTTACGGCGAGTTGATGCTAATGGGCAGCAACCGCCGCGAACAGCTAATCCAAATTGCTGGCCCGCAGTTTGCCGGCGACATGATGATGGCGATCAAACGTGTTGGAGAACTGCAAACGGACACCGAAAAGCTCCAATACATTCAAGAGATAGGAGAGAACGTCTATCGCAATGAATTGACAAAATCGGGCGACGCGATGCTGGCCGCTAGCAAAAGAAACACGGTTTATGAATTGATGGGCGTGCCGGAGATGGCGGCGGCGCACCATAAAATCGAAGCTTTAGACGATCAAACTATAGCAAACATGAAGGCCGAAGCGGCGGCGATGGAAGAACTAAATGCGGCGCAAGAAAAAGAAGCCGACACACGCGGTCGCATCGGTGACATTCTAAGATCGAGCGTCGCACCGCTTGAAACGTGGATGGTGACGCAAGCAGATTTTATCGAGCATAAATTACTGGCGCTGATGGAGGAAGAAGAAGAAAGGATTAGAACGCACGGGCTTTGGTACAACTTTTTCTATTTTCCGGGGATGGAAAAAGCGCTGCCGCAAGGCGAGGCCGCACAAGCGACACCCGGCATGGGCTTCGGTTATGGATTCCAACACGGCGGGATCGTCACGCGACCAACGGTCGGGATGCTCGGGGAGGCCGGGCCAGAGGCCGTCATCCCGCTCAGTAAGTTGTGGGGCAGCGATCAGCCGACAAACGAGAATACTAAAGAGCTAAGTAGACTCGCTTTCAATTTGCGAGCGCTGTTGGAGAGCGGCGCAATAATAGGTGTGCCAAAAGCCTATGCGGAAGGCGGCGTCATCACAAAACCGACTCTCGCCAAAGTCGGTGAAGCGGGACCAGAGATAGTTTCTAATAGAAGTGGCAGCTTTTTGGCCGATCAGGCCACGGTAGGAATACTCGGAACAGACGGACCGACTTCGGTGGTCCCGCTGACCGGTGCGCGATCCGATCAACAAAACCGCCCTGCCCACTATCAAGGAATGGCAACGGTCGGCGGCCAGCAGTTCCGTTTTGGTAGTGGTACACGAGCATCACCATCACTTCCTTATGGGACATACGGCCTTGATCCTGATCCAAGTGCCATTGGACCTGCGGGCCAGAAACACCAAGCTATCGCCAGTCTCACAGATCAAGGTGTGCCCGGTAATTTGTATGACCCTATGCTGGGTCGCCAACGCACTAACGTTCAATTACATGCCGAGGCCGCCAACAAATTAGATCAACTCTACACCTTGGGGTGCATTGGAGTTGACAAACGCGATTGGCCCCAATTTCGCGAGGCTTATGCGCAAGAGGCGGCGCAGAATAACGGTAAACTTTATCTGACGTCGACCCCGGAAGGCGTGCGAATCGGAGGGGCAGGTACCGTTAGTCTTGCTAGTGCTGATCCTTGGCGTGTGAAAAATCAGCTTGATAACGTCAAGTCGTTAACTGCGCCTACATCATCTGGACTCTCAAATGTTGCTTTTGGAGGGGTGACCGAAGGTCGTTCTAATCTTGACCGTATGATGGGCAATCAAATGCTCAATGTTGCAGCGAGCGGGCAAATCAAGATCAATCACGAGAACGCCCCGGAAGGTGCAGAAGTTGAAACCGAAGGCGACATTTTCAAGGATACAGAAACATCAACAACACGTATGCCGTTTGAGACACATAATCCGTTTATCGATACGGCTAGAACCGTCAGTGCTTGGGCTCATAGATTAAATCCAAACATAGACAGACCTGGCGCCCCTGGTGAGACCGGCGTTGGTGGCATTGCCGGCGGCATTAGAGATTAAATATGCCAACTGAAACTGAAGAATTAAAACTACGGGTCACGCTTGATGATCATGCGAGCGCGCAGCTTCAGGCTGTGCGTCAGCATATGACTCAAATGGGGAGCGGCCCCACTGGGCAAGCTCTCCAAAACATTACATCGAAAGCATCGGAGGCAGAAAGGGCAGCAGGCAAACTCGGTCGGGAGTTTCTTGGTATCGGTCGAAGCGCGATGGACTTCGCGAAGGTGATTGGGCCGTGGCCAGTCGCACTGGCGACTATCGGCTTTGAATTTGTCCGACAGGCTGCTGCCATGAAAGAATGGTCCGGCCAAATGGTGCAGATTAATAATGCTGCACGCACGGCCGGAATGAATATCGGGACGTTTCGCAACATCACCAGTCAATTGCGCGAGTCAGGAGTAAGCGCCGATCAAGCAGCAGGGATGATGCAAAATCTTACGCGCTCGCTATCGGAAGCAATTCGTCCGGGCAGTCAAGTGCGAGAAAATTTAATACAGATGGCAGGTATCAATGCCACCGGCATGCTTAACCAACTCGATAAATTGGAGCAGATGACCGACGCGACGGATCGGCTTAACGAAATCCGCAACATGGGTCTGAATGTCTACGCCCATGAGTTTGAGGCGCATCACGATAAAATGCGCGCGACGGCGATGCAGTTAATGTTTCTACAACAATTTGGCCAAGAGCAGTTGATCAATCGCAAAACCGCATTTCTACAACAAGATAAGCAAACCAAAGCAAATATGGAGTGGGAGTCCGGCAAGCAAGATAAATTAAACACGGCATTGGAAAAGGAGGCTGATACACGCCAACGCATTCATGACATTCTGATGTCGAGCATGGCCGATTACGAAACCGCTGGCGCCAAGGCTATGGAAAGGATCGAGGCGGGATTCAGGAAGGCGCTGGAACGGAAAGAGGCTGGTGGGCCCCTGCTTCAGGGAACGGCACAAACTATAATAGGCGGCGCACTCAGGGCAGCACCGTCCGGTGCTGGCGCGGTTGGATCTTATCTCGGAACTGAACTTGGGAAAGGCGCTCGTAGGTTGTTAGGCTTCCAACATGGCGGCATCATCACCCGACCGACGATGGGCATGGTCGGGGAGGCCGGACCCGAAGCAGTTATGCCGTTGGGTCAGATGGGCGGTGGCGCAAGCACGCAACGGCACACCGACACCGTTGATGAGAACACCAAACAATTGCGGATGGTCAATGATCAGCTTGAGGAATTGTTAGACCCGTCGATCAGTAAATATGCGCAAGGCATGGGCGCGCTGCGTGGATTGGGTACTGCGACTGGCGGCGGCGGTGGAGGTGGTGGTGGAGGTGGAGGTGGTGGTTTAGGCGGCGGCACCGGCAGGACGGGAATGACAGGAACACCGGGAACGCCGGGCGGGCCAGCGATCGATATGCGCTCGGCGATGACGGGCGTCAATCCGATGTGGATGGACCCGACGCGCGGGGCTGCGGGAAATAGGCCGGGAGGGTTTCTTGGGCCTACCGTCGCTGGCGGGACAGAATTGCACGCGGGTATGAAAGCAATGGCATGGCCGTCACAAGGTGGCGGCGGTTTAGGCGGCGGTGTTCAAGGCGGTGGGGCATTAACAGGCGGTGCAGGTGCGGGCGCTCCGGTTGATCCGCAAGCCTTATATCGCTCGGCAGTCGAGCGGTTTCGCAATTCGAAGCTTAATGGATACATCCCGCAAGACGGTGCAAAGTTTGGCATCACGACGGGGGCGCCAGAGGAATGGGCGCGAATGTCGGTCGCGCTTGCGATGCAGGAATCCGGTATGCGCGCTCACCCACCACCAGAGCCGGGGCATACAGGTACGGCGGGACTATATCAATTTGAAACCGGTGACTTACGGAATTACGGTGTGAAGGGCGATGTGACCGATCCGAACGCGCAGTTGGAAGCGATGGCGCGAGTAATGGAAAAGTTTGTTCCATCGTCAGGTCATCTTGCGGGGAAGGCAGGCGCTGGCGCTTATTTTGGACCATTTCGCACGCAGGTTGATGTCATCAAACATTTGGCTGAGGCTGGAAAAGTTGCTCAAGGTGCTGGCGCGGTTCCTACAGGACCCGGCGGTGGAGTGCATGCGGGCTTGGGTCCTTATGGTCCACCATCAGGCACTGGCACGGGCGCAAGTACTGGCGGTGGCACGGATTTGCCCTCAGGCGATCTTGGTGTGGCACGTAGGATGGCGCCAAGTGGTCAAGACCCACTGGCATTTGTCGTCCACCATACCGGTCCGGCCGGTAGCGCGCGTGGCATTGTTGAGGATTGGCGCAAAAATCGTCCCGGCATTGGCGCTCAATATATTGTTGATCGCGACGGCAAGATTCACGATGTGAAAGCTGAATTTGGTTATGGGGGCACTGGGCACGTGCTGCCATCGGCAACGCCAGCAGAATTTTTGAAGAAAGGATATGTCAATAAAAATATGATCGGCGTGGAAGTGATGGCGAAAGATGATAAGGACGTGACGCCCGCTCAAAAGCAAGCGGTAGAAAATCTGTATTCACAATACTACGCTGGCACTCCGGTTTATGGACATGGCGAATTAAATCCCGGCCATCGCGAAGCAACCGAAGGCGCAACAATCACAAAAGAAATTCGCGCAGCACAAGCACAAGGCCGAATGCTGACGCGATCTACTCCAAACACTATACCTGCTGCGCAAGTAGCCGGCCCCACATCGGCGGCTGTTCCTACCGAGCCGCCATCACCGTTTTCTGGACCAGCCGAGCCGGCCGGGAAGACGCTAGACCGCATGATGGGCAAGGAAGTCCAACACGACGTTGATACCAGCGGCACGATCACGATCAAGCATGATCGCCGGCCGCCGAAGTTCTCGATGCGCAAACCAAAATTCCGAGACGTGCCGATGAATCGGCAAGGAACCATGACACCTGCCGCTTCTGGGGTACCTGAGAATAATGCCGGTGACACTGTAGCGATCTAACAATGGCCGACCCTCCATCAATTACGGCCGCTGATCTAACGCGTAATGTGAATGCGCCGGAATCGTTTTCTGGTCCGCGCGCTTCGTCTATTTTTGAAATCCCCAATACGGTATGGCGCGACACATTGGTGCCAGCGTCATTTGCCGGGATGCAGTTTCATTGCGAACAGAACAGCGTAGAAAGCGGTCGCCGGTTGATTGTCCATGAATATCCGAAGCGTGATCAACCTTACACGGAGGACATGGGTCACCGCGCGATTACGTGGGAAGTGCGCGGATATATCATTGCATATCCGTATGATGTTGCTAATTCGGTGCTTTATACGCGTGACTACCGCAATGCCCGCGATGATTTGATACGGGCATTGAATCAAGGCGGACCGGCTGCGCTGCAAATGCAAACATTGCCGTCCTTGATTGTTTATTGCGAGCGCTATCGGCTAACGGAAACTGAAAAGCTTGGCGGCTATTGTGTATTCGATATGACATTTCGCGAGGCTGGGTTTGCTCCTTTCGCAGCTGCTGATACCCGTACCAGCCTGATTAATCGATCGACTGATTTACGGAACCAAATATTATCGCAACTAGCCTCCCCAGCTGGCGGCGGCGTGCAAACATGAACAAGGTCGATGCACTAGAGGCTGCCCCGATTGTTCAGCGATGCTGTAAGAATTTATTGACGACCCTCGCGATAAGAGGGCGTCCCGGTTCCGATGCGCGGCAGCAAATCTCGCAAACCGCAGCGAATGCTTACGCGTTATTGCGGGGCGATACGATCGGGCCGGAACTCGATGAGTGTTTTGATTTGGCGCGGCTCGCGGGTGCTACATTTCCGCAAATCCTAGAGATACAAACTCTTACATCGCAGGAGGTACCGAGGACATTAGGTGGAGCGCTCATTCAAAATAGTTTGTTGCAATGGTGCTTGACGACCGAAAGCGCGATCATTGCGGATATGACGTTCATCAGCCGTCAGGATGTTGATCTCGTCAAGCAACAGATACAGCAGCCATTTTCCGACGCGGAAGAACAAGCCGCCGACGATATGGACCAAATGGTGTTCCAAGCGTTGGTGAGATTACATGGCGCAATAGTTGCGCACCTAGTCGATACCGAGCGGCCATTGCCAATGATGCTCAGTTATCAATTCGCAGCTCCATCGAATACCTTGGTCATCGCGTATCGTCTCTATGACGATGCGGGCAGGTCCGATCAAGTGCGCGATGAAAACAAAATCATCCATCCTGGTTTTGCGCCGGCAGTCGGGCGAGCGTTATCATCGTGAGCTATGTCATTCAATCCGCAAGAAATCGCCAAGCTGATCGTCAACGGTCAGGAATATACGAAGTGGGATTCGGTGTGGGTGCAGGAACGATGGACGGAATCGTTCTCATTCTATCGCTTCACCGCTACTGAAGACGCAAGCATAAATCCGCCCGTAGCAGTAGAGGACATACAATGGTTGCCTGGAGATAAATGCACTGTCTATCTCGGCGGCATCCCGGTCATTACTGGCACCATCATCACACGGCAGGCATCTTACACGGCGACACAGCATTTAGTCCAACTCACCGGCAAGTCCTCTGCGTTTTGGGCGTATAAATCCAGCGTCTTCACTGAAGACGGAAATTTCGACGGCAAGAATTTCGAGCAGATTGCCAATATTGTTTTAAGCCCCTACGTCAAGCCGGTAACTATCGGTACACTTGATTCATCGCCATTCGCTAAAGCGCAGGCCGAGATCGGAAAGCCAATTTGGGATTATCTGCAAGGGTTAGCGCGTGAGAAAGGGGCCGAACTTGGAGTAAACCGCGGGGGAGTCCCAATCCTCATCGGACAACACATCGCCGATATTATCGGGACGGTCAGAGACGGCGACAACATTCTGGCGATGCAAGCCACGATTACAGTCGAAGATTTATTTATGGACATTAACGTCACTGCCGACAATCAAGGCGGTGATGACAACAACATGACAAAAGCGAGTCAGATTAAGGGACACGCTAGCAGCAGCGCACCAGAGAAAGCGACTCTAGTCATTCCGATGGAACATCCGCCGCCGCCGCCGGGCACTGATGAGGCTAACAAACGTGCTCAGTACGAAAAGAAATGGACCGAGGCGGCGAGGATTACGGCTAACGTCACTGTGCAAGGATGGTTTGCACAGAATGGTGGGCTGTGGGAAGCAGGTAAGAACGTAAATGTCGATTGTCCGCTAGCTGTTCTTCGTGGCGTGATGAAAATTAAAACCGCAACGTTTGAACAGAACAACAACACCGGGACTACGACGACACTTGAGTTAGTCGCGCCTTGGGGACTCAACGATCAGCTTAATGTCAATGTCGCGCCGGCATACGGGTTGAGGAAAACGACAATTCCATCACTGTCACCGAACAATCCACCAACGGTTAAGCCAGCACCAACTGGGAGTCCGGTCTCGCAGCCGCCAGTAGACACGAATTTCCCGATAATCGGCTCTCCTGGAAGTCAACCACCAATCTGAGGCAGACCATGCACCGTGCAACACCAAAAGATACTTCCTTGCGCTCTTACACGTCCGGCGGATCACGCGGCGTCGTAAGAGCGCAAGGAAGTATCTTTTG